GCTAGTAGATTAAACTCTTGAGGTGTTATGTATCCTCTCTGTTCTTTATTAGCTAGCGCTAAAACTCTTTGGTATACTGTATCTACTAGTATCATATTTTTTTATTTTTTATAAGGGAATTTTTTGTTAAGCTGATCTTTTCTTTTACCACAACCACAATCTTTCTTTCCTCTAAGTTTATTAACTTGATCAACAATATTTTTTATCCCTGTTGCTTTTGTAAATTTTTCTATTGAGTCTCCTAAACCCTTTGATTTGTCCTCCATAAAATTAAATTTTTAATAAATGGTTGCCCCGAAGGACAACCATATTATTTTGTTATTTATTTAATCTTTTCTCTATATTAGAGTAGATTTCCATACCTTCATCAGTTTTAAACCAATGTGCTAGTGCAGTATAAGGATGTTCGTCAAATGGTATAACCATTATTTTTCTTCCAGTTGAACCCCATAAGAAGTTTCTTTGGTCAGAAGATAATCTTAATATCCCATCTTCAACAGCTTTAATACCAAAGTTTCTTAGCATTACATTCTCATCATCCGCTAACTCTAAGAAAAGTTTAGGGTTGTTACGAGCAAATACTAGTAAATCTCTTCTAAGTTCTTTAGAACTTAAACTAGCCACCTCAGATCCTTTCTCTACACGCATGATAGCTTCTGCCATATCAATGTCGATATTCTTAGCAGCAACTAGTGCGTCAACTTGCATTTCTAGTATGTCTATTTCGTCAGAAGCAATTGTAGCTGGTTTATACTCATAGTATAAATTATCTTTATGAGGATGGTACAAGCTTAATAGTTTTTGTAAAACCGTTTTTTCTTTTGGTACATATAAACTTCCTGATCTAAATACAATATGTTCTAGTCTCTGATCACCTTTCATTTCATCAACAAATGATGTTCTTTGGTTTTGACAGTACTTAAGTTCTCTTTCGTAACCTTTTTCCTCGTCAAAATAAAATATGCCAGTAGACTTTATAGATCTCGATAGTGGTGTTTTACCACCTTTTAAATAGTAAATTCTATCTTTAATTTCCCACTCGTTTGCAGGCTTTAATCTTTCTCTTGCTTTTGGTTCTTCAATTACAGGTTCTTCAAAAAATTCTGTAACTACTTCTTCCATTGTTTCAATTTGAGGTTCTACCTCAACTTTCTTTGTTTTCTTTGCCATAATATAATATAATATAAATTAATAAAATAAAGGGTCGAGGCTGAAGCCCCGACTCCTTAATAAATTGTGCTTACTTCATTAACATGAAATTGTTAGCACCTTGTGTAACTAAACATCTTTCAGATAACATGTGAACTTGCATTGCATCTAAAGCAGTCGTAGAAGCTCCAACCGAACCAGTAGTCCAAGTTTTCATTTTTCTGTTGTCAGTCTGCGAAGCTCTATAACGAACATGTAAGAAAGGTCTTTTAAGATTCTTCCCTAATTGTTGGTCATAAACTGTTGAAGTTCCAGCTGGGATAATTACCCCTCTGATTGCATCAGCAGCGTTAGCAGCGTTAATACCACCTCTTGTTGCTAAGTCATTCAAGTATCTGAAGTCAGACTTATAAAAGTCATAAGAACCTCTTCTGAAACCAGAGAAACCTAAGTTTAATGCCATATCTTCTTCGTTGTCAAATACTCCGTAAGAAGTACCACCAGCTCCGTAAGAATTCATAGAAGCTAACATGTCATCCATTGCTAACGAAGTAGCTCTGTTTACAAACATCATGTTTTCTTCAATAGCACCTTGCTTATCAAACTCAGCTAAGATAGCATCAAATTCAGCTAAATCAGTTGCAGCGTTAACACCAGTGATTCCAGAAGTTAAATTACCTCTTGACTCAATAGCAGCGAACAAACCTTCAGTACCAACTAATTCATCGTTACCAGCTATAACACCTCCTAAGAAAGTATCAACAGCATTAGTATTAGAACCTTTAACACCTTCTAACATCGCCATCTCAACGTAATCGTTAAAACGAGCTCTTGTATCAGCTTCAGCTTTTAAATACCATAAGTAACCTGATTGACCTTCTTCACCAGTAATCTCAACCCAACCAATTCTAGATGCATCAGAACCTGATACTTCGTAGTAATCTTTTAAGATAATTGGCTTATTTGAGAATGTTTTAAAGTCTGGCTCGTTAGCGCCTCTTGACTCTACAGTTGCAGCAGCAGCGGCGTTGTAACCAGTACCTTTAGCATATTCAGAACCATAAACCAATATAGTTGTAGCTAAGTTAGTTGTAAGCGCTGCAATTGCAACACCGTCGTAAGGAGCTACGGTAACATCAGCACCTGAAATTGCTGTAACTAAACATTTAACAGTTACGTTAGCGTTTGATACAATAACTGTATCGTTTAATCTAATACCGTGAGTTGTCATACCAGCTTCAACTAAAGTTGCACTAGAACCAAAGTTCCCGTCAATATCAGATTGAATAGTTATAACGTTCTCCGCATCGATATCACCTTTATAAGAAAGGTGTAATCTACCTTGCTCAGACCAAATAACTTGGTCAGCAGTCATAGATTCTTCAGCTCCTACTTTTGAAAGAAATCCTGAAATAGTTCTCGGTCCGAAAACTTCAGCTTCTTTTTCCATAAGATCTGGTAAATATTGTTGTGCCCAACCAGTTGAACTGTTTAGGTCCAAGTAGTTAGTCGATAGTGTTTGAGCTACTGGAGCTGGTACACTATTTAGGCTTCCGCCTGGAGTAATTGCCATAATTGTAAATTTTTAATTTTTATTTTTTGTTAATTTTAAATTTGAAATCAGCGGAGTTGTCTCCTAAAGCTTTTACAGTTATACCACCAGCACTAACAGCGCCATGTGATTGTCTAGGGCTCATATCTATGTTTTTAGCATTTTCAACACTATTTTTCATAGCATCAGCCTGACCTTGTTCGTAAAAGTGTTTAGCGATAGCATCAGCATTCATTGCTGTGTAAAGTGATTTATGATAACCTTGAGCATCTGACATTTCATTATTTTCATTCAAGAACTTCTTGACAAAATTATTAATGTCTACCTGAGTATCCTTAACCGCTCCAGCATTGTTTACGTTGTATCTAAATTTCTTATCCCCGACCTCGTATTCAAAACCTTTGAATTTGTCGTTAAAAACCTGCTCGGTTTTATTTAAGAAAGTAGATTTTTGTTTATCTGCTACCTCTTTGTTACTCGCTTCTTCCTTGTTGTACCTATTAAAGAAATCAATTGCTTTTTGTTGGTCGTCAGTTAATTTAGACCCAGCTTTAATTTCTTCATAGTATTTGGATTTGTTCTCTTCCAGTTGAGTTTTAGCGTTCGCAACTTGCTCTTTTAACGCTAGTTTTTTTCTTCGTATTTCTCTATCGTCGTCTACGTCTTCGTCGAATGAGAATTGATCTTCCAAAAGGAAGTTAATTTCTTCTGCGTTTAAATGAGGTTTAGTTTGCTTGTAATGCTCATACAGTATATCTTGATTATCCATCTCACTGTAGTCTTTGTTAAGCTTAACATAATCATTTAAATCACCACCAGTTTCATTCATAAAGTTAACTAACTTCTGAATGTTTTCTGGTAAAGGCTCACCAGTCTCCATAGACTCTTTTATAGCTTCAGCAGCTTCAGTAGCTACCTCTTCAACTTGTTCTACAGTTTCATTAGTAATCTCTTCTAATGCTGGAGTCTCTTGTTTTTCCACCTCTTGTGCTTCAGCTTCAGGTTTAACTTCTTCAACTGGTTTTTCTTCTGGTGGATTGTTTAAATCAACCTTTGTAACTGTTGGTTCGACAGCTTCAGCTGGTTTATTCATTTTTGCTGCAACCTTAGTAACGTTACCTTTTGTTTCGTTACCGTCTGGTTGTTTTGCTTCTTTTTTCTTTACTTTAATTTTGCCAGTTTCGCTATCAGCGATTGGCTCTTCTTTTTCTGCCATAATATAATATAATAATAGTTAATAATTTTACTTAGGACCAAATGCTCCTAAACCGAACTCGCCACTCATTATATCATTACCTGAGGACTCAAACTTTTTAGGTGGTTTCTTGTTTAATCTTTGGTCTATAAGCTCACTTTGTTGCGATGCTTGCATTTTTGTTCTTTCGTCTTTACGATCTTCTTTTCTTGTATCTTTCATATCAACCTCCTCCATGTTCATTTGTTGGAGTTTCACATTGATTTCGAACTCCATTTGCATAAGCTCTTTCTTAATCTCAGCTTCTTCTTGCATTTGTTGAGATTTCATCTGACCCTTCATCTGCTCTAATTCAATATTTAATTGATGAGCTGCTTGTGCTTTTTGGGTTTCAGCTTCTGCAGCCGCTTTTGAAGCCTCTGCTTGAGACTTACCTTGAGCCTCTGTCATCTCAAGTTCTTGCTTTTGCTTTAATTCTGCTTTTTTCTTTCTAGTAATCTTAAGCATTTGATTAGCTAGCTTAATGTTTCTAATATTTCTTAAATCAATAGCATCTTCTAAATCTATTGATCCTTGCTGTATAGATGTTTGTATGTTATTTTCTAACATTTGTTTTTCTTCATCATCTGGTGCTAACTCTAAGAATATTCCAAAATCGTATAAGTGTAACTCTGCCATCTCTTTTAATGTAGCAACATTATGAACGCCTATAGATTGTATGAAAGCATCTTTTGTTGGAGAATATTCTAGTATATCAGATATTCTTAAAGATAATGATTCGGCAACTTCTGCTGTTAAGAACATACCACTCTGTAAGATATGTCTTGTAGCTACATTTGAGTTTGCTGCAGCCATTTTTTGTATACCAACTAATGATTTAGCGTCTGGTGTGGAAGCATCTCTAGCTTCGTTTAAACCAGTTGTATCCCTAATCATTTGTAAATAGTAGTTGTAAGTATTGATTAACCCCTGCATTTTATTAGCAGCAGCACTACTATTAGATATTTCTTGTATAGGTGTTTTACCCGTGTTTTGATCACCATCTTGAGTTAACGATCTACCAATAACAGAACCTGTTTGAAAGTACATGTTAAGCGCTTCTTGTGGATTGTAGTTTGTTCCATTACCTAAATCTATTTCAGCCAAACCGTCTGCATCTAAATAAACACCATCAGGAACCATTCTAGATAATACCTGTTGAAGTTTTAAATGAGTTAGTTGTATCATGTCAGCAAACCCAGTTATTCTGCTTACAAGTGATTCTATTCGTCCTTCATACATTCTTGGTGCACAGATAGCATAGTTCATTTTAACTTTAGTGTAATCACTTTTAGGACGCATCATATTCCTCGCCATCTCCCATTTAAGTAATTTATCAGTACCAAGGATTAACGCTCCTTCATATAAACACTCGATAGCTCTTTGTAATTTAGAAAACTTAAAGTCTACATCTACTGGTGGATTAAACTTATCATCTTTTTTTATTATTTTAGCAGAACCACTAGCTGTTTCTTTAACCTTATAAACTTCGTTCATATAAGTTTTATAGTTAAAGTATAGTACTTGGATTTTGTTATTATCGTTATCACGATTTCTACGGCCCATGTCTCTATAAGCACTATTCTTTTTACATATTTCCTCTAAGTCTTCGTGTTCTAAATGTGGAAATTCTTTAACCAACTCGTTAATTGGAATTTCTTTTACCTCGCCAACATAGTATATGTCCTCAAAATATGGTGATTCTGTATGCGAATAAACTAAGTTAGCCGGATCAACATAGTCTATAACCACACCTTCAGACGTGTTAAAAGAAGTTTTTACAGCTCCAATACCCAGTATTGTTAAATCTTGGTAGAACCTTCTTTTTATTAAATCGTAGTTATTGCCTTTAAACAAAACGCCTAAAGCCGCCTCCTCAGCTAACTCAACAGCTTGCTTATAGTTAAGTTGCATGTGTAATGCTAGCTCTTCTTCTGAGTCGGGAAGTTCTTCTTTTGGTGTTTTTGACAGGTCTATATTTAAACCTTCTTTTGTAGCCGCATCAAAATCTTTCATCGCCATATCATCAAGGATTTGCTCCATGTAGGCTGTTCTTTTACTAACCCCAGCTTGGTCTTGTGAGTATGCTTTTACGTCATATAGTTTTTCTGCTATTCCATTAACGACTATGTCAACAAACTTAGGGATAATTGGAACTGGTTTCCAGTCTAAGTTTAGATATGATAAATCACCATTTATAGATAATTCATCTTTGTATTTTTGGATGGACTGCTCACCCCTAGCATATAATCTTAAATTATGAAAACTATTTAATCCCTTGTTATACCTACTACCATTAGAGCTATTGTCAAACCACTCTCGTTCAATAGCACGAGCAACCTTTAAACCATATTCATAACTAATTTTCTCAGCATCACCAACAACTTGGCTAGGAAAGAAATTATTTGTAGTTCGTCTATTCATTTTATTTTTTAATTATTTGAGACATACCCCCAGTATTTGAATATTTTGAAATATATATACTTAATGGTTGTTTTTCTATCTTGGCATTTGGTGCATATAAATGTCTGTTGTTAGCCATAATAGCTAAACCAGAACTTATCGATGCATCATGCTTTGTTCTTTTGTTTATATCAAACTTTGCCCAATCGTTTAGTAGCTCATTGAAATACAAATCACCAAACGTTCCATCTTGCTTCATTCCAACGTGATCTTGTATATACATCTCAATCGCCGCTGCGTGAGCTTGTTTAATATCTTCTGAAGAGTTAGGTATACCACCTACTTCTTTTTCTGCAACGGACAACTTGTTCCATATTTTATCTGGTCTATTCATACTAAACCCTCTGTATCCTCTACGCCTCAGATAATACAAGAGACGAGGTTTGTTGTTCTCTGCGAGTATAGGCATCCCGTAAAATACTAAAGCCATTAGAACGTCCTCAAAGAACATCTCGGCTGTTGGTGGTCTAGACAAGTATTCTAAAAAGAAACTATTTGCTGGAGCATCTTCCATACTGAATCTAGTTAAACCATGTAAAGCTCCTTTTGATCCAACTCCATCTACAGTCCCTGATATATCGTAACTATCACAACCAAAAGCCCCCATGTGTTCATTGCCAGGATATTTAATACCGTTTTTAAGTATTATCCTGTTTTGTAACTGTTGAGGTGGAACCCAGCTAACTTTAAATCTACCCTTTGGATCTGGATAAAATATTACTTGAGAATCTTTAATCCCATTGACCCACTGAAAATTACCTGTTGTAATTCCTAGAGTTCTAGACAGTTCTTCGTTATAATCTATCTGCTCGTATATCTTAACTAAGTTAAATATACTTCCTTTAGTCTCATCCCTAAATGCGTGCTCTGTAGTTCTAGGGAATTGCCTGTAGAACTCATTTAAAGCGTCTTGATCGTCTTTTAGACCATCTACCTCGTTTTGCCAGTTATCTATTACACCTACATCTATCAGTTCACCGTCTGGTGTGAATCTATCGATATCAGGAGTAGTAAAGACTGGAATTCCATACTCGTCAATAAATCCTTCGTAGTTCCATTCCATTGGGATAAAAAGAGAGTATAAGCCAGACTTTGTCTGACCATTTCTATTTCTTCTCGTGACATCTGAGGCATTGTATAATTTTTTAAAGTTTTCTCCACCCTTATCTAAAGCATTTGAAGTCGAGCCCATCATACATTTACCTATAATTCTACTACCTAATCGTAAACATGTTTTTGTAACCCTCCAGTTATTTAAAATATTATCAGGTCTTTCCCATTTACCAGATTCATCATGAACTAATAAAGCTAGTTTCTCACCATCATAGCTATTGTCTCCAGTGTTTTTCCAGTCAATCGTTGTGTCCAAACCTTCGATTTCTTCCAACCCATCTGTAGCTGACATCTTTTTCCTTGTAAACTTACTAGCAGGCACACGATAAGCAAGCTCGGACTTAGGACGATCCATACCATCTTGTACAGGTTTAAAAAAGAATGGATAGTTAATCGATATAGGTACAACTTTGTCTGTAAACATCTTCTTTGCATCTGATCCAGTTTTAGATAATATACCAAATCTACTATCACTCGCAAGAGTGGCTAAATTAACCGTTTCTGCTGATGACATGAAAGAAAATCCAGAACGTCTATTTTTAAGGTAGCACATTCCGTAACATCTTTTATCTGCTTTACAAGCTTCCCAGAATATATAGAATAATCTGTTTGCCTCTCTAAAATCTGGAGCACCTACATCAATTTTACTCCATTGTAAGTACATGTACTGCGTACCTGTTATCCAGGTTGGTTTACCATTAT